AAAGATCCCGCCGCCCCTGCGCTTCTTCCCCCCAAAGGGGTCGAGGAGCCCGGATACAGGCTAAATCAGCCGAGAACACACCCGGACGGGTTTATTTTGCCCAGACTGGAAACTAAACCGCCTAGCGGCCTCGGGGGTACTCACGGGCCGCAGGCCGCCGAGTGGCTTAAATCGGTGTACGGCATGGAATTATTTGCCTGGCAAAGGTACGCACTAGACCGGGCACTTGAATATGACACTAACGGGCGCCTAATCTGGTCAGCCGTAGTAATTACAGTTGGTAGGCAGTCCGGTAAGAGCTGGTTAAGCCGGGGACTGTGTTTATGGCGTTTGCACCATGCAAACCTATTCGGTGAGACCCAAACAATTTTGCATGTGGCGAACAGGCGCAGCACAGCGCTCGAAGTTATGAGACCGGCCGGGCTCTGGGCTACCGAGGTCTACGGCAAGAAAGCAGTCAAGTGGGGCAACGAATCAGCGGGAATAGAATTACCCGAGACAGGTGACCGCTGGCTAATCCACGCAGCTAACGACTCGGCCGGGGTGGGCTATTCCTGCTCTATGGTGTTTTGTGATGAGGCATGGAAAATCCCCCAAAGTGTAATCAGCGACGCGATAGCCCCGACTATGGTTATGCGAGAACAACCTCAGATTTACCTAGTATCTACAGCCGGTGACTCACAATCTGATCTTATGCAATCGTACCGACAAAGAGCCCTCGACCGCCTCGACGACGACGAACCCAGTAGCGTCCTATTGCTAGAGTGGTCAGCACCCGCCGAAGCAGACCCCTCGCTTGTAAGTACTTGGAAGTGGGGCAGTCCAGAGTGGAGCGACAAGCGCGAACTATTCCTTACCGAACAATGGTCCCGAATAGAGGAAAGCGCATTTAGGCGCCAGTACTGCAACCAATGGGTAATTAGGTCGGACCATTGGCTACTAGATAAATGGTGGAATGGCACTCTCGACCCGGAGGCATTACTAGACGAGAGTGCCGTTTGGAGTGTAGCCGTAGAGACAGACTTCGACGGTATGGGACACGCCGTAGCAATTGCCGCGCCCAATGCCGACGGACATATTGTGATCCGGGTGACGACTCACCGGACTATTGCCGAGGTCGACAAGCAGCTCGAAAAGATCCGGGCCGAACACCCTTCGATCTATGTGCAGGTTACCCCTGGTTACGTCGATCGGTTGCGGCAAAAGTTTGACGCCCTAGTTGGTCAACGTGAAGCCGTCAGCGCCACCCAAGTACTTCAAGACTTATTTAGCCGCCAGCAATTACGGCACGACGGATCTCAAGTGCTTCAAGAGCATTTTGCTAACTCCAAAATATCTATGAGGCAAGGCGGGTGGGTACTTACCGCGCCTATGGGCCGTAACGGAATTTACGCAGCTCGGGCCGTCATGTTTGCGGTTAGCCAGGCAGCAAAAGCGCCGCGAAGTGTAGCTACAATTTATACCAGCAAGTACCGACGCCGAACAGGGTAGCGACACGCCGACACGCTTAAACCGTGCAAATACAGATGAACATGGCTAAGTCATGGTATGCGTTTAGTATTGCGGCATGGTGTTCCCCCGAGCCCTTTCCGTCGTGCGCGCTCAAGAGTCTATTTCCCAGGCTATGGACGCAAGTCCCGCAGGCGCGCACGTACGCGAATCCGCAGGACTGTACGCACTCCTAACTAACCAACTTGGGACCAGGACTAATCGAGTTACGGCTATGCAAGTACCGGCATTTGTTGACGCCCTGAAAACCTACACACACACAATTAGCGCGTTTGCTCTACGCGAATACCGCTACGACGAGCCCGTAGTTATCCGGCCTTTTCTACAAATGCCGTCTAAGATCTACCCCTACGCCTCAGTAATTCAACGCACACTAAGCGATTTACTCATGTACGACCGGGCCTACTGGCTAGTAACCGAGCGCACATTCGACGGGTTCCCGTCCAGCATCGAGGTTATGCGCGTCGAGGACGTAATCGACACGCCGCCGGTATACGTGGGAATCCAAGAAAACTACCAGCCACCCGCGGACCCCTTCTACTATTTAGCCAGGCAAGTACCGACCCGCGACGTTATTAAGTTTTACGGATCAGGCGAAGGCGGCTGGCTGGCTAACGGAGCGACAGCAATATCGACGGCCGCAGCTCTTGAAGCGGCTACCCTGATGTACAGCTCGACGCCTATCCCGACCGTAGCTCTCAAAAACTCCGGCCCGGATCTACCAGCCGAACAGGTAGAAGCTCTACTTATGGCATGGGAGGAAGCCCGCGAAAACCGGGGAACCGCTTACCTTAACAATACGATCGACGCCCAGGTTATGGGTTTCAGCGCCCGTGACGTGCAGCTCGTCGAGGCCAAGAACCTAGCCGCAATCGCTATCGCTCGCCTGGCTAACCTAGATCCCGTATGGGTCGGGGCCGGTGTACCTGGCTCAAGCCTCACGTACTCTAACCGCGTGGACTTATACCGGAATCTGCTAGACACGGCCCTACGCCCAATTATGCACCTATTCGAGCAGCGCCTCAGCATGCCAGACGTCACACCTAGAGGCCGTACGATCAAGTTTGACACGACAGCATTTCTACGGGCCAACCCAACAGAGACCGCAGACCTCATCACCAAACTACTACCCCTCGGCGTACTCACCGAAGACGAAGCAAAAATGTTGCTAGATCTCCCGACTTTGGGAGTGTTTAGCATGACACCAGGAGCGATCTAAATGAAGCAACTAAACACAGAATCGACCGTAGTATTCCAAGAGCGCGAAGATAGCCAGGGAGACATAGTAGGCAGCGGTCACGGTATGGCAGTTCCCTACAATACCGAAACCATGATCGGCGGAGTGCGCGAATCATTTGCGCCCGGATCATTTGACCTAGACAACGTAATCGGGAAGCCACTGGCTTACCGTCACGGAGAACCGGTCGGAATCATTACCGGCGCAGAAAACCGCGAGGACGGACTTTATATCGACTTTGATATTGTGGACACGTCCCTAGGACGCGACGCGGCAGTACTCGCCAGGACAAACACGATTAAAGGTTTGTCCGTCGGTTTTAATCCACTAAAAAGCGTTATGAGTAAAGCCCGTGACGCAATCCAACACACAGCGGCCAACCTCCTAGAGGTAAGCCTCACCCCCTACCCTGCTTACGTCCAAGCCGGAGTAAGCAGTATTCGAGAAGAAGAAGAAAAAGAAGGAGAAACAATGTCCGAGACCATGGACTCGACCGAGCAGGTCTCGGTCGATCAAGAAGCCCGCGAAGCCGTAAAAAGCCTCCGGGAAGAAGTAGGAACCATTCACGCTCGCGTATTTACAAGTGAAAGCAACGAACACCCACTTGCGAAGTACCGCTCATTTGGTGAGTACTCCAAGGCAGTACTAGCAGGCGAAATCGAAAGCCGCGCCCTAGTCGACCAGGTCACAGCAAACAACCCAGGCGTAATGCCCCCAAACTGGTCACTACAAGTCCGGGGAATTATTGACCTTGGACGCCGCGTCATTACGGGCGTTGGTGGCCCAGAATCAGCCGGAACTACTGGCATGGACTTTAACTGGCCTTACTTCGACGGTACACTCACCGACATTGTCGAGGCACAGGCTAGCCAAAAGGGCGAAGTTAACTCGGTTCGCATTGACCTCGAAAAAGGAACCGCGACACTTGCAACCTACGCAGCCGGTTCCGATATTTCCTATCAGTTGCTAGAGCGTTCAAGCCCAAGCTACCTCGACGCACACAACCGCGTCATGCTTGCGTCATACGCAACAGTTACGGATCGTCAATTTACCAAAGATCTTTGGGACGACGGTACCGGACTCCAAGATTACGACTTCGCAGCAGACACCACAGGCGCAGGCTTCCGCGAAGCCGTTTTCGGAGCCTCGGTCACGTGCGAAGACGCTACCGGCGTACCGGCCAGCGCGGTCTTCGTATCTACCGCCGTGTTTAAGAAAATTGGCGGTTGGTCGTCATTCTTCCCAGACGTATACGGCGTCCAAAACGTGTCCGGTGTAGCAACAGCCAGCACCCTACGAGTCAGCGTGTCAGGCTTGCCAGTAATCCGTGCAAAGTACCTCGACACTAACGCCACCTACAACGCAATCGTGACCAACGGCGAAGCAGCTCGCTGGATCGAGGACGGCCCACGCCTGGCAACCGCCGAGAATGTGGCTCAACTTGGGCGCGATATATCTATCTATGGCTATGCGACGACTGCGGCTTATTTACCTGCTGGCATTGTCCGTATGACCAACGTTTAACTAGGAAGGTAGCCGATTAGCATGGCACTCGTCACAGGCGAAGAACTTGCCGACAACTTACAGATCGAGTACGACGGAGACGCAGAAGCCGTCCTCGATCAAGTTGCCGACGCCGCCTCCCTGCTAATCGGCTACCTCATCACGACCGCAGCACTTACCGCAGAACCCGCACCCTGCAAAGAAGCCGCTATGTCGGTAGCCGTCGAGATGTTCCAAGCCCGGTCTAGCGCCGGAGGCGAAGCGGTCTCAATGGACTTCACCCCTGGGCCTTACCGCTTGTCGGTGTGGCTCACACGTCGAGTAATGGGCGTCATAGCCCCATACCTAGACATGAAAGGGGTAGTAGGGTGAGTCTCGCAACGGAAAGCCGCGAGGCAATCGTCGCAGCTCTCACGGGACATGGTTACAAGATCTACGACACAGTACCCGCGACACCAATCACCCCGTCGGTAGTTTGCGTACCAGACTCGCCATGGATCAGGCCCAATCGTTTAGGGTCGAATCTTAACTACGAGATCCGGTGGCGAATACTCATCAACATTAACGCCAGGGTAAACGAATCAGCCACAAAAGCCACAGAAGACGCAATCGACGCCCTACTCGTAGAGTTACCCGATACTGTCTTAGTGGAACTAATAAATGCCCCGCAGCTTCTAAGCATTGGAGCCCAGGGAACAGTAATGTCCACCGAAATCAACGTATCTATGCAAATGAAAGAAGGATAAAAAATGGCCGCTATATCCGTAGCCGGAGCCGCGTTTACCGTAGACGTCGCCTCCATAGGTTATGAAGATCAAGTAACCTCAGGCACAATCAGCACCACGCCTACAATCGTCCGCACAAAGACTCTCTCTAGTGTCGCGTTCGACCAAACAGACCTCAACAGCACAATCGCTATAGAGTTCCTCTACGACGAAAATAGCGGACTATACGACGCACTACAAATCGCAATCGCAGGCGCACAAACCGTAGCCGTAGACGTCCGAAGCGCCGCCGGTCATTGGGCCGGAAACGGCATGTCCATTGAATCCGCCGAGATGACCATGGCAGCAGACGGAATCGCTACCTGCTCGGTAACGTTCACCGGCACAGTAGCGTTCTCTTAAGGTCTAGGGGGAAACCATGTATCCAAAACTAAAAATAGAAGTCCAAGGCAAAGAACCGATCGAGGTCGAAACTTTACCCGTGGACTTTATGATGTACGAAGAGCTGCAAGGGACTAAAGCCCCAAGCGAGCAAGGTTTACGGCTAACAATCGCTTACTACTATGTTGAAGGCAAAGAACCGCTAAACCTTAACCAGGTAAAAACGTGGGCACGCTCGACCAGGTGCAAAGTAGACCTAGTGAGTGAAACTGTGGACCCTACCCAAACGGAAGCCATTACCGCTTAATAATAAAAATGGCTCTCCGTACAGGCTGGACAATAGACCAGGTTAAAGCTCTAAAGCCCCGCGAAATTGTAACCATATTAGAGGAGTTAGAAAGTGGCTAAGCAGTCCGAGGTCTATATTCAGGGACTCGGCGAACTGCTACGCGACTTTAATCGACTTCCCAAAGACGCCGCTAAAGAACTACGGACAGCCTCCAAAGTTATTGCCGAGAAGCACATGGTCCCAGCCTGGAAAAGTGCAGCTTTAACCTACGCCGGTCCTTGGGGTGAAGACCTGGCTAATAGTGTTCGGGCAGGCTCCGACCGAGTGCCTAAAATAATGATCGGCGGAAATCGTAAAGTAACCTCCGGCGGAGCTACTGCGAATATGCTCCGATACCCCGCCGATAAAGGCAACAGGGGCCGATCAGGGGCCCGAGTACCCGCAGCGTTTGGCAGCGGCTCAAACTGGATCCAATACGCCCGAACCTACAAGGGTGACGCTATCGAGGAATGGGGTAAAGCCGTAGACCGAGCTATAGGCAGGTGGGCTCTCTAATGGCAGCCGGTAAAACCTTAACCGTATTCCTAGCGGCAGACTTAAAAAACTTCAACCGTAACATAAACTCAGCCCAAAAAAGCGTTAAAGGGTTCGGCGGATCTATCGACAGTTTCTTAAAGCCAGCGCTCATTGGTGCAGCAGCAGCGGCCGGAGTGTTTGCCGTCAAAATAGCCGGGGACGCTATAAAAGCAGCCCGAGACCTCGGAGAAACACAAAACAAAGTCAGTGTTATCTTCGGGGAGTCCTCCCGCAGTATTCTGCAATTCTCACAAACAGCCGTGACCTCCCTAGGTCAAACTCAAGAGCAAGCACTCAGCGCAGCCGCCACGTTTGCCCAATTTGGTAAAGCCGCAGGGCTAGCAGGAACCGACCTCG